TGAGATACTTTTTAAATATAATATACAATGTGCAAGTTTCCCACAAGTTGTCAGACAATTTAAAATAACAATATAAAGAACGTTTATAAATTAAAACATATATTGTTAACAATTTATTTACAATTATGTCATAATATGTTAACAGTAATACAGTAGAATATAATCATAAAGATAAAGAAAGGAAGTAAATAAAATGAGTAAATATAAAGAATCAACATTAAAAACATATGCTAACAAGTTGGAAAGAAAATTTAAGAATGATTGTTATTTTGTAAGCGCTATACCGGATGCTGATAGTGAACTGTTAATTGGCACATCAGTAATATTTGACAATCAAGGTATTAAAAATAGATATAATATTTACTGTTGGCTATTAGAAGATGGCAATATTAGAATCGAGGTTTATAAGAATGATGCAAGATTGAAAAATGTGTATTATTCAGTTGAGGTATTATCATTAAACTATGCAATTGATTATATTCACGAATACATTACAAATGATAATGAGGAAACAGCAAGTAATTCAGAATCAGAAAAGCACTACGATGATTACACATCGGAAGATTTTATTGAGTCAGGCATTGCAAAAGAATGCACAGTTTGTCCAGACTTTTGTGAAGATTCCATAGAAAATGCAGAGTGCGCAAAAGGCAATGATGTTTTCGAGGGATGCGAACAGGTGCATAAACAAATGAAAGCAAAAAGCAATCCAGAATGGCATCATGTTAGCATTGCTACACTTGCCAACATTGATTTTGATATGCTTGACGAAAAGCGCAAGCTTGTATGCGATATCAACCAGATATTAAAAGATGGTATTCGCAATTTATACAAATGTGAGAATCATATTTCGTTTGAAGTCTTAGAAAGATATGTAATTAGAAAATGTGACGAATTGATTCGACGCAATCGTTTAAAAGCGTTCTGGTTTTCATATATTGCACGACAGCTTGATGAGGTTAGAAGAAACACTATCTATTTATATACTCCATATATTACAGCACACAGAAAATAGATTGTAATATCATAGTTGTTCTATCGGCTACACGGGAAGAAAGAAGGAAAATTATGACAGCTAATATTTCAGATTTACAGTGTATCGCTAGCAATTTAATTGCAGGTGGTTGGACTTCAAAAGACGCAAAAGAAATTCAGTTAGAATATAATCTTTATGACGATGAAATAAATGCAATTGTAGAAATTATGGAAGAAATGGAGAAATAAATCATGAAAATTTATATTCCATATTATGAAAAGTGTTCATGGCATACTGCAACTTTAAATTCATTAGAGTGTAACTTGTATAAGCGTAAGCGTGGCGGATATACAATTTTTGCTTATAACAATGCTGTTGCATATAATGGCGATAATGTTTACAGTAATGAACTAGGTGCTATTGCATATCAGTGTAAAATTATGGAAATGCCAATGTTTACAAGTTGGAAGTTGAATCAATTGAGTGGAAAAATAGAAAGTAAGGTTATAGCATGGATAATTTGACGCAGTTAAAGAAAAACAGACTTTTAAAAGAATCTAGCGATAAAATTTTAGAAACACCACTTTTTCATAATGACATTATGAAAATGTATGCTTATATCTACGATTGCACAGCAACAAGTGATACACTGGCAGAGATTCAACTTATGGAAACTGTAAAATCATCACTTGATTTTCTTGTAAAGGGGGTGATAAAATGATTTATTCAGTTGTTGTTTGGGGATTCGATATAGAAAACGATTATCAGCGCGATTGTGACATGATTAAAGCTAAAAGTTTTCAAGAAGCGTTTGCCTATGCTACTAATTATATGTGGCAAGGTTGGACTTTTACAAAAATAGAAATTGAGATATTACAAGAAAATCAGTATATTATACAATATCATGATAACTATACTAATGAAAATGACCTTTTTAGCTGTAAGGCAGACAGTGAACTTGCTGCAAAGATAAAGTTTAGATTGTGTAATTACTTTTCAGATACTAAACGTTATGAGATAATCAGTGTAAAAGGAGAAAGAAAATGCGAAGAATGAAATATAAATATTGTGTAGAGATTGCATATCTGGACACCGATACCGACTACATAAAAGTAGAGTATATCGAAACGCAATCATATAACGCAGCGGAAGCTAAAGAAGATGCTTACTCATATATCAATCGTTTTCCAAATGTTTCTCATCCTACACTAATGGAAGTATACAGAGCATAAAAAAGAGGGGCTTAAGCCCCTCTTTATTAACTCAATGGAATATTAAACTCAACACCATACAATTGGATTTCAGTTACACTTGTGAAAGTAGTGTACCCATTACCGCTTATATCAACCAGTCTAATATAAATACTACCGCTGTCAACCTGGGAGGCATCGAAAGGATTGATAGTGAGAACCGCCATGCATTGATGATAACCGCTAGCATCATGAACAACGGCATTGCAATTACAGATACTTTGTTCATTTACAAAAGAAAGATTGTGACTCATAACTTTAACAGCGGCCTGTGTGAAATTCTTGGCTGGACGGAACGCCAAATCAAGAAAGCTAGCCACATTACTAAAGCTACAATGCGCGTTAGTATTAGTCAACACAACAGGCATTTTGTAATCGTTCAGTGTACAGTCGAGACCATCAAGCGCAAAGTCGCCGCTTCGATTCCATGACGCATACCCGCCCATTGCCTTATAAATCATATCTGCAATTGAAGATTGCCCAATAGCGTTAGGGTGGAGATTATCGCTAGCTAAAACGCCAGTCCACCGCAAAGCACTGTCAGCACCGCTTAAAAACTTATACTTTCCCCAGTAGGTCTCGTATAATGTTTTAATTTCATTATAAGCTTTAACTTTTGCAACAGTGGTAAAACCGATGATAGGTGTAGCAATCCATCCGATGTAAAGCGTTGCATTTGGTAACTGTGCCATTAAATCAATTGTATCTTTAATGCCGCTATTGATAAGCGAAGCCGCAACAAATTGGTCATTCCAACCGCCTGCAACAACAACATATTTAACTTGTTTCTTTTGCTTATCCGTAAGACCTGTTATTGCTTGTGATAGCAGAGCAGAAAAGTGAGTATTAGAAGCAAATCCGCTGCCGCCTAAACTTTTATTAACATAAAAGCTAGCATCACTGAAATAATTCTCATGCAAGATATCGCACCATGGTTTCACCATGCCGTCGGGTGTATACCCTTCCCCGTATGAGTCACCAATTGTTATCAATCCATAATCTGTTAACCATGTATCAATAATATCAGACAATTCACCACTTGCCTTTAAATTATCAAGATAATTGTCAATGGCGACGATATAGTCCAAATTATCAATATAATTCTGGACGTCGGTTTGCCATTTATTCCATTGTGTATAGTAATCATCCCATTTTGTATTTAAATCTTTAGTAGTATCAAGTATCCAATCAAGATTTAAATTGTGAAAATCTGTATAAGGAAAATTTGAAAATGCCATACTATCACCGCCTTTTATTTAAATTGATCGCTGGGAATCGCAGTGTACTTATTCTTATCATCGCCAACAACTAAAATTGGTTCGTATTGAATAATGATAACATTACCTTTATAAGTTATGTTCATACTAACATACCACCTTTTTCCCATCCAAAACCATCAATAACACCAATGGAAATTGTTTCAAGCTCTTTTCCGCAATGCATGAAAAATCCATGTCCAATATCAAGTCCTATGTGTCTTCCCGTGCCGCCAAAAGTTGTATACAGTAAATCGCCGTCTTTTGTCTTGTCTGGAGTCGTTATATTTGTACAACTGTTTATATAGGCAGTCGAATACATGTATTTTCCCGTAACAAGGTTTATAAATCCGCTGCAATCAATAACAATCTTTTCCAAACAGAAAGACTTGATTTGAGCTTTTAGGGCATCGTTATACTTTTTAAAATAATTTGGCTCTGCCGCCCAAAGCGCCTCAAATACCTCTGGAGTACACTTTTGCCCCTTCGCGCCGTAAAGGTAAGCGTACTTGTCACGGTTTTTGTAAAGCTCTCTCGCTTTAGCAATATATGCAACGTTCTTATCAGGAATATCATAAATCATATCTTTAATTCTCCTTATCTTTTACTATTGTCAACAGCTCTGTGATAACTTTTGTGTTGTTATTCAGAGCGTCAACCCACTTTGCACTTTCCATGTCATGTTTTTCATACCATGTTTTTCTTTCTTCTCTCTGTCTTACGTCAAGTGCGTTCACATACCACATTACTGCACCTAAACAAACACATGGTACACCAACCATTTGTGCTATTTGCGCAATTGCGTTCATAATTTCCATATCACCACACTCCTATCAAAAGTCTATCTGCATACAGCTTACACACCTCATCAAGAAAATTGTAAGCTTTAGTTAGATCAATTTCCGATTGCATCATTTGTTGCGAAGTTGTAACACCTATGTTTCCATGAATCCGTCCCTCATGTGTTCCGCTTGTTGTTGACTCATCCAAACCATTGGTAACACTTCCGTGTGAGGTGTCAGCACCAAAAGTCTGGGAATCACTTCCGCTGTCGGTTGTGTTATCGGTGTTAGCAACTTCAGGAGTTGAAGAATTGAACGCAGCAACCTTATGAGTACTGTCGGAAACTTTTCCAAAAGTTGTTGTAACGCTACCTTTGTTAAACGTTTCTTCAGTATCAACTTTTCCCTTTTGGAAAGTGCCACCGCCCGTGTCAGTCCAACTTTCCATTCTATCATAATTTTCTATAGGATTGTATTCAAGCCGTGTTACTTCCCACAAGTGATCAATAGTCCATTGTAGCGACCGTGCTACACTTGTAACATTGCGTCTTAAATATTTGGGGTCTTGGTAAACAGGCGTCAAATCTCCGTATGATAGTAAAAAGTGTTCAATAAGTTGATCTTTTGACAAACCTTTAACATAGATATCGTTAAAGATACTATTATCATAGTCATACAGAGTCGCTATTGGAATTATAGTCCTCACGTTGTTCACCCCCTCTATTGTTAGGATACCGTAAACGTGCGCGAATGTCAAGGTTATAATGTGAGTTTACCTTTTCTAAACATTCGTTAATAGTTTCCACCCACAACTCACATTTTGACATTACCGCGTTTTTGGTTTCTTCCACTTCATCCGTTATCATACGTTCTTTCTTATCAGGGGCTGTATAAATACCTATTTCCATATCAAAAGCATGTTTAAGACTCTCAACAGATTCCAATGCTGCCTTAACAACATTGTAACATTTTTCGATGTCATTATTAAAGAACTCATACAATGGTTTTCCAGTTTCCTTATCATATAGTGCTTGATTGATCACAACAGCAAGCTTTCCTGACATGATATCATCAAAAGCAACTTTAAATGTTTCAGCAGTGCTTTTGTTTTTGGCTGTAAAAATAAAACCAAACTTTGCAAGTGCACTAGCAACGTCACAGTTTGAGAGCGTTAACGCGACACGCTGCGCATATGAATTGATAAGATCTCCAATACCGCACCAATCAGGCGTTAATTTTACAATCTCACAATCTTCACCTATAATCAAATCGCCATTAAAACTAGCGTCAAAAGCTGGATTAGCAACTATATAATTTGTAGGCTGATATTGTACATCAAACCCATACGGATTTCCGTGTTGTGGAATGATACCAAAACGAGCTGTGTTCATAACACAAAAGTTTCCTTTTAAAAACAAAAGAGGATAGATATAATTTTTAGCCCAGTTTTGAGGCATACCATCGAAAATGATAAGACTTTCTGCACGTTGTAAAAAGTAGCGAAAATATGTTGCATAGTCCCAAGTATTGTTAATATGGATCATGTTTGGATTTTGCCTTGATTCATATTCGTTAATAATAGGACTTGAAACACCTTCGCCCACATAGTACCCGCTATATACAAACGGTTTCATTCTATAAACATACCCCCATTCAAATAATTGATAATAGCTGCTGTGCCATCTGCTGTTGCATTGCATTTTACATTAGCATTTTTACATTTTACATAGCCAGTAATAGTATTTAATGTTTTAAATTTACAACACGGATACCCTTGATAAAAAAGGTTTGTTTCAATCAGCGGATAGTATTCGCAAACCAAATACAATAGATTGTTAACATAAATTGAACCGCTACCACCACTGTTAGTAACACGCGGTACAGATGCTTGTAAACCAGACATTATACCGCTGCCTATTGCAGCAGTAGCATTTATAAAATTGCTTGCTGCCCCTATTGCATCCACTGACATGGCAGATGAAAAACTTTTCTGTATGCTATCAGAAAATTGCACAGCGCTTGCAAGCTCTACTTGTGTTGTACCTATAATATTCGTTTGACGTGCTGAATATCCAACAGGAACTCCAGAATTTCCATTTAAACTAGCCACAAGTGTGGATCCGCTAAAAATAGAAATATCGCAACCGCCAGATATATCAATAGTGTAATTTATAAGTAACGTATCACCTATTAAATTTGGATTAAGTGGAATTGTGCCATAAAATGGCACTTGTAACATATAATGTGCATATGGTGAAAATCTTAAAAAAGGATAGTTGGCATCTGCCATTTGTTCTGTTCGTGGAACTGTTATAGATACACTTTTTGAGAAAGTGTTATTTGTAGCGATTTGCCACCCAGGTATACCAGTGTCTACGTATCCCAACACAACATTAACAGGAGTTCCCCCTGGTGGTGCAAAAGGAATCCATGTTGCTGATAACAAGTAGTCTTGCGGGCGTGCTACCTCTTTAGCAACTCCATCGGGATTTTGCAAAAAGTCGTTTAAACCAGTTGTGTATTCTGCTGTATACAAATATGAGCATAAACGATTAAAATTAGCAACTGTTAAAACAATAAAACCATTTCCCGATTTTCCTGCTGTACAAATTATAATACATCCGGTTTGATCTGTTGCAAGCGCGGCACTAGCGGTCATAATATCAGGCTTGCATGAAGTTGGTAAAATCGTATCAATGATAAACGGATTTCTTTCTGAAAAAGTACCGATTCTTTCCACATATGCTGTATTACTTAAAATCTCATCTTTGTAACTTGCCAAATAATCACAAGTGCATGAAATCTCATACGTTGATTCTACATATGTAACATCATTTACAAAATAGTATCTGCCAAAAGTTTCACAGTATGCTACATTCCAATCAAATGGGGAAACTGACTGCAAAATAAATGTGGGTCTTTCGACACTAGTACCGCTTTTAAGCACACATGTTGCACTTTCTGAAAATGTAGGTATTTTCGTACTATTTATTCTTTTGTCTGATTTTCCAAATTTAACTTCAAATGCCATGTGTACCCCCCTTCAAGAAAAGGGGCTTCAAGCCCCCTTTTGTTTAATCAAGTAAAATCAAAATTGCATTCTCAGTAAAATCAACAGGAGTCTTAAATGTATAATGATTCCAACCGTTTCTGAATCCAAAACGTGCATTTAATGGTTCGAGTGCGCTCCATTGATCAATCGGAACAATTCCCAGTGTATCAATATCCATCATAATTCCCAGAACGTTGTCAACTGTTTGATTTGATAAAGTAAACTTTGTTACTCCATCTGGTTGTACCCCCTCAGCACTTCCCATGATTTGCATTGGATTGCTTGGGTCAGTCCAGAAAGTTACTTTCTCATAGTCGCCCAACTCGGCTTTCTCAGGGTGGAAAAATTCTGAACCATTAGCCTCAAAATAATTTCCAAATTTTGAAACCAGATAAAAACGCAAGTCTGCCGCGTCAGTGTGTCGGTTTACAACTTTGTTTGTGAAATCACCGTGAAAACGAGTGCCACGAATAGCAAGGTTTTCTTTAAGTGTTTTCATCTCAGCCGACAACCAAATCATAAACGGACGGAAATCAACAGGATTCATGATTGTTTTTGCAGTCATTTCCAAACCCGTCTCAGCGTTGTACTTTGTTAACGCATGAAAAACTTGTTCTTTCTTGCAGATATTTCCGACTGTAGGTTTATCTTTACCAGCATCTGCAAGGATAATTGCAAGGTTTGCAAGTTGTGCGCGCGCCCTATTTTCAAGGTCAATCTCATAAACATTTGAAAATTCAGTCATCAACATAGAAAAATATGCTGCAACTCCTGCCTCAGAATCAAATGCTGCATTGATCTGATTCTTATAAATAGTATACTTCCTAGCATAAGTTTGACCGCCACTTGCAATTGTAAGAAGTACATCATACTTTACTGGTTTTGTTCCAACTTTCCAGTCTTGACTTGCTTCAGATTTATCAAGCTCAACGTTAATATTCCACTCATCATTATCAACATCAGATTCATTTACAATTGGGGTAAACTTTCTAATATAATTGCCGTATCGTTGATCATCCCAAACCATACCTGACAGTTTTCGTGAATACGGTCGAATAGAATAAATTGATTTTGCAAGAACTGTTGGAATGATTTGATAAAGGTTGTCATCCTCTCTATCAAAGCCCATTTTAAACGTATTTTGCATTTGCCCAAAAGTTAAATTTTGAGCAGCCGTTCTACCAGTATACTGGTTATACATTTTTGTAAGTAGTGGCGCAATTTGTGTATATGTAAGATTTGCCATTGTTTACCCCCTTTTTTAGAAAAACTTACTGAAATCTGTCTTGTCGTTTGAACCGCCAAAATTAGTCTTGCCATTGGCTAGCTGCTGTGCTTTTACAAGCGCTGTTGCAAACTTGTCATAGTCAAAATCATTTGGGGCTGCTTTTGGTTCTGCCTTTGGTTCTGCCTTTGGTTCTGCCTTTGGTTCTGCTGTAACGTCAAACGCTGCAATTTCATCTTTACTGTAGCCTGCATTTACAAGCTTTAAAATCTCATCAATTTTCATATATTTACCTCTTTTCTTTAATTTGTTGACAACGGTAAACAGAGTTGAACTGTTTTCTTATGATTCAAAGTCATACGTGTTTCCCGTACACTATACAGCATTAAAGGCGGTCTGTCTGTCGTCCCCGACTCGCACACACTGGCTAGTGTTTGGATAGTGCAACCGCCTATTTATTATGTATCATTTATATAATTGTTTGTCAATTACAACTTTATAAAATATCATACCATGATACACAGTCAAACGATGCCAAAAAATCGCACTGTGTTTCATAGTCTGAAAATGTTATGTCACCACTTATAAACATTGGTTTTAAATACTTTTTACTACTTGTTTGCCACCTCTCTAGCGATGATGGCGAAGCATCAAAAACATCATCACAATAAGCGCGCATAGGTTTAGTCACGTAAAATTTAAAGTCTGACTTATGCAACCACACTGAAAACAGAGGTGTTTTCATATCGTGTGTATATTCCTTTAAGTTTTGATGTCGTATTCTGTCATCTTCCAAATCCATAAATTCATTATCAAGTTCCATTTTCGCTCTGCCTTTTGGAAGATTTCTGTAAAAAGCGTTTTGTCTCTTTTTCTCAGAAATAGGAGACTTAAACGGTAGTATAAGTGTTGTCTCGCACCTATCTACTTGTGTAATTTCAGTTCTTTCTTTTACCGCCTTGTAACAGTCTGGGATAAGTCTATATCCAATTAAAATGTTAGACATAATTGCGTTAGAGTTCCCAAAAAACCAAGTTCTTATTTTTTCCGTTTCCGAGTCTGGGCGATTTCTGAAAAGTACTTCCATAATATTTTTGTATGCCTGGAATTCATTTTTTATAGGTCTGTCACCTTTTTGTGGAATGAATTCATCAAAAATTACATCATAAAAACGCGTAAAGTCTATGCCAGTTTTGTTTTGAAAAGTAGACAGCGAAACACCTACTATAAAAGGTTTATCGTTTTGCAAGTCCTCGTCTGTCAGGTATGCCATGCCATAACCTTTTTTGTCGTTATATTTCAAACGAATATCTTTTCCAAACCAATCAAGTTTTACAAAGTCGCCTATAGTCGAAAAGCTGTTCTCAAGTGCAACGTTTGTTCTACGCACGTATAAAATAGGGAAGTGCCCATCATTCCAGATATCACATATCAAATGCGATTTTCCGATACCTCTTCCGCCTATGATAGCTATATATCGCTGTCCAATATCACAAATATATTTATAATTCAAATATCCGTTTTCTTTGTATAAACTCATATTCATATTATCACCTCTTTAACTTAAAAGAGGGAAGTCAAATTGACTTCCCTTCCTGCCTTATACAAGCTCAAAATTCATATAAGTCCTGCCTGCTTTGCTCTGTGAACGTGTCAGCTTAAACTGTAAATTGTAGGTGTCCATAAAATCATACGCACTTTCTGCCGTCTTGATAACTGTTGGGCTTGACGTTGCAAGTGTTACAATTTCACCTGTCTCAATGTTGGTGTGATAAAAAACAGCCACTTCCTTATTGTCATCTGTCGTGTAGCGTACATAATCTGTAACATTTACGATAGTATCATCTGGTAAATTCTTCATTAACAAATGATTGTCATTTGCCATCTTAAACATTTCTTTCTTGTCAAATTCTCTTGATTGTCTTTCAATTCTCATTTTCGTTATCCTCTTTTCTTTATTTAAGGTTATTATCCTTTACAAGTATATAATAACTTATTTACAAAAGTTTTGCAAATAAAACGTTATTTACTCTACTATTTCATCAACTATAGTGTAATTCTTGATTTGGTCATCTGATAAACCGATTTCATAATCCCGCGCAATCATGCAACTATACCCAGTATATTCAGTTATTGCTTCTTTGCCTTGATAATCAACAACTTTTGTTTTTGTGATGGTATCACTATCATTATACCAGATTTGAAAACCGCCACTATTCTTAATTTTGAACCCCTCTCTAAAGTTATCAAGGTTTTTAATTACTTCTACACCCCTTGCTTTTTTAACTCCTGATATAGTACAACCAAAATACGTTTTATCTTTTGTTTCTTTATACGCGTTAAAACAATACTTCTTTGCACCTAAAGTTTTAAAATCTTTGTATTCTGGTTCATACCTATTTTCAGATTTTATATCGCTTTCACAGTCAAAATATCCGATATAATATTTTTTGCCGTCAATGTCAACAAAAGTATTAGTTTCTTCGCACCGCTCATATATCCAATTATTTAATTCTGTCAATTTGTCAAAATTGAAATGAGTTGCTTTACAACTGTCTGTATCACAGTAAATATAGCTACTTTCCGCACATGCTAAAATTCTACGTAAATGTTTACGTGCATGTGCAGTTGTATATACCCCCCAAACATACGGCAAAACGCTTTTTTCGCTTTGCTCTGCAATGCTTTTTTCATCTGGTATTGAAAAGCCGCTTGCATCAACTTTTTCTTTATATGCAATGTCATTTGCATACATTGAATATGAAAATTCTTGCCATTCATTTTCCAAATATATCATTATAGGGTGAATGGGATCCGTTGCCGCCATTCCATAAATACCGTTTAATTTATTTTTAGCTTTCATTAAATCGTACTCCGCTTCTTTCCTCTCTTTTGAATTTGGCGCTGTTTTCTTTACGGCTATTTTCAGTTTTGTTTTCGCCGTGAAATATTCCATAATAACACTTCTTACATCATCTGGAATATATCCATAACGTGCTGTATAGAGAGTATCTTCTATAATTTCAATGCTGTCAAAATCATAACATTCTTCTATTATGGAAAAGTCTATATCTGTCACAGTTGTTTCAAGCTCTGCCGCTTTCCACACTCTGCCGTTGTCGGGGTCAACCCCTTGCAAGTTACGGCATTTGCTTATAGATAGATACGGATTGTATTGATCTTCTTTAAGTCTTACATTTGTAAGCTTTATTTGTGCTATCCATGCAAGCTCTTTACTTTTTATGTATTTTAAACATTTTGATGTTACGGGCATTTTTTCAAATGCCGTCACTGGAAACTTCATCAAAAGAAGCATAGCTGGATACATGCTGCTAGCATCAAAACTATAAACGTCATGATAGATTTTCGCGCACTTTATCATGTTGGCGTGAGTATCACCACCACGGAAAGCCTCTTTTAAAAGTTTATATGTTTTGTCTGTTAAAGCTAGCTTTTTCTTTAGCATTCTGGTGGTAGTGCCTTTTCTTATAGCTCTTTTCATATCACGTCTCACATAAGAAGTACTTGTCAGCGGCACAGTTGCAATTGTATCTTTATCTTTTGTAAGCATGTAACTGATTGCTTCCCAAAGTCCTAAAGTATCATTGATTATATATCCCCACTCAGTAGGATTGATATAACTTTCATTGTGCCGTATAAGTGAGTAGTCCAAATCGCCTTTTGCTTTTATGTGTGTACATCCTGCCATTTTTTTCGTGAAATTATCAAGCGACATGTTTGTGAGCTTATAACTACACCTCAGCTCAATACCAAGTTTCTTTAATCGCCATACAAGCGGTTTGCGTTTACCAGTTGCGAATACTTCGCTATAGTCGTTTAGATATCCAATCATAAAGGAAAATTCAAACGGAAGATTATGAACGTAAATTACAAAATAGCGTGACTCGCTAGTATTATAATAGGCTTGAATTTTATCAAGTAAAACAATAAAATCTTTCCAGTATCTACCCTGTACTTCTTCTCCATCAATACAAGCCGACCAAACATACATAAAAGCGTCAATAGGCTTTGTCACTTCTTCGCCTTGATCATCTTTTTCAATACGTGTCCGTGACGTTGTTTCAATGTCAAAAGTTCCAAATTGATCAATATAATAGGGACTGCCTTTCTTTTTGCCTAAAGGTTTATGCAAGGAAAAGCCATGTGACGGCACATAGTCCGTCACTGACTTTACTTCTATATCATCATATTTGTTTGACCTATTTAAACATTGAACTATCATAATTTACAACTCCTGTCTTATAGACTTTGGTTTTGGCTTCGCTCGCTTGCTCTTATATAGTTTGTTTGCCGCTTTAAATTCTCTAGCTTTATCTTTCCATGATAGCGAACTGTTCTGTATAAGTGCAACTCGAAATTCTGCTTGATCTCTCACAGACGGGTATAAATCTTCAAAAGTGCTAAAGATTTCATTCAATCCCTCACGTGTGTTTGTATTAAGTGCCTCAGTTAACATTGTAGCTATTTGATCACTTGATAGCTGTGCATACTTTTTATCTGATAGATATTGCAACGTGTTAAAAAGTTTATCACGGATATTTTTGGAAAGATTGGTAATGTCAACCCCGTAACGTTCTTTAAATGTTTCTACTCTTTTATTTTCTACTTCGATGCTACCGCGGGCGGTTGAAGCTTTTGCTTCAAGATAGTGCAAAAGCTTGTTTTCAAGTGCTCTCAACTCACGGATTGAAAAATCTTTGTAAACTGCTTTTCCAGTTGAAACATAAGAAGCATTATAAGAAACATGCTTGTTGAAGTAGTCAACAGCATCCTGGTATCTGAAAAGTGCCGTTCTATCTTCCGTGATTCTGCCTTTTGATATTGCTGTTGTTAGTGTTTTGGCGCGCTTGTTTGCAACGTTGGCAAGTTTGCCGACACGGGCGATATACTCCGCTTTACTGGAAGTGGACTCGATAGAATCGTAGTGCCAACGTGTGAAATATTTTGCCTGGATTTCTGTTTGTTTCATAAGTCGATTCCTCTCTTTTCTAATTCTTCTTTTACAATGTCATATTTATAGTTATGTGGTGTGATTTCTCTGAAAATGTTGCCAATTTCCTTTTCAGTGTAACCGTGCTTGTTCAATACTAAAACAATATATTGAATTGCTTCCCTTCCCTCTTTATAACTACAAATAGAACCAGTGTGCTTGTTATCACTCCATTTTACAGTCTTAACATCTTCAACAGCTTGCACTAAAATCGCATGTTCTAGCATTTCATAAGGTGTTAGCTTACTATTTATAATGCCGTCTTTAGGTCTTTTCATTTCTTTATATCTCCTTAAGTTTTTCTTTTATTGTATCATGGAGTTGTTAACAAATATAGGATAAATTATGAACAGATTGTTAATAAATTATTGTTATAGTTGGTATAGAACAATGTACTGACTCGAACAGATGTATCAATAGCCGAGCTGACAAGCGAGCCAATCGAGCGAGCCGACAGGCGAGCGAGTGAACAGGCGAGCGAGCCGACAGGCGAGCGAGTGAACAGGCGAGCGAGTGAATCGACTGAGGGACGGAGTCCCGAAGGAGTGCCGATAGAGTTGTCTGACAATTAAGAGGGAACTTGCATATTGTATATTATACTTAAAAAGTATCTC